CGGTACTGTTGCGCCGTGGCAACCGCTTCGGATCGCTTCGCTTCGGCTTCGGCAAACCGTTGTTCCAGTTCGCCAAACTTCTGTTGCAACTCGGTGAACTGCACAGCAGTCACCTGTGGTTGCTCCTTGGCATTCTTATCTTCTGCCATGTTTTCAACCTCTCTCTGAACTACAGAAAACTGATTTAGATAGATGACTGTTGTTAGGTTTGAGACCTGTTCATCAGTGGTGTAAAGCCCGCGTTCGCTGGCAACCAGTGGACGCAAAGCTTTTTCTTTGAAAAATGGACGTGTGGTCAGCGCCAACCCGATTAGCACATCGCTGTGCTCGTTGCCGGTGTCTGGCGCTGTCCATTTGTCGTACCATTCAGGTGATACATATTTGTAGCGGTCGGCTTTGATGAGCGATTGCCCGCGGTCTGTCCATTCGACCTTGGCATCGGCGCTGCCGTCCTCGTTCAGCCGCATGTCGGCAATCCAACCCACGGCGCCAGATGTCTTTAGCTGATGCTCAGCGTCAATCGGTAGCTTGGATTGATACACACCCGCCTTGAAGTTGTTCACAAAGCGCTGATTACGATCCGGTGTCACGCTGATTTCGCCGTAGGCAGGATGCTTGAACGTGCCTGGCTTGGGCAAGCAGGGCACCCAGTCGGGCGGCTCGGCAAACTCGTGCTCGTTGAATAGTCGCCAGCCATGCCCATCGGCACACAAATCGGCAACGTCTGAATATTTCATTTCGCCATGTTCGCCTTCCTCGTCCTCCCACTCCATGCCCAGCATGGGAAAATCAACCCGCTTGCCACCCACGGACACACTGATGGCCCCAAATGTAATCGGCATGGTTGGCATTAGCGACACAGGTGACGGGCTGCCGGAATCAATATAGGCCAGCGTCATGTGCGGTGTGTATCCGTGGTTTTTGACCGGCTCGATCTCGTACTCGTCCATGCACTTGTTCAGCCACTGGCGCACATCATCAAGCCCAGGCAGATCGACCACGGCGTAGATGACATCTTGTCCATCACTGGACTGGCTTGCGTTAAATCTGCCAACGCCGTTGATTGTGCCGGTCAATGGTTCGCTGTAGGTGGCGACCTTTTTGGCGGCAAGGATAGCGCCGGCTATCTGCGCATCGGTCAATGCATCCACGCTGCCCAGGTACGCCAACGTAACGTGCAATTCTTCCGGTGGCATTGTTACGCCTGCCATAGATTGCGCAATCTGCGCCGCCATTTCAGCGGACGGATACAGCGCCACCATGACGCCGGTGTATTTGCTGTCAGGCGGTACGGTAAAAAGCTCGGCGTATTGTTGGCGAAGCTCTGCAATCTCAGTCATGCTTTTTCCTTCATCGGTGCGATCCCAATCGATGCACGCCCAAAAGCCGGGCGACAACGGGTCTTTTTTTGTGCTGCAACTATGCCGAGCCAGAAAGTTCGCCCGTGCTTCTGGATTACTCCGACGCATCGGCATATTGGGATCTCCATAATGGACAAGATAATCCTTGCCATCACGGGTAACCGTTCGCATATATTTTTTGTCGTCACGGGTTGATGGTCTGCGCCCTGTGGCCGTAACCGTCACCCCGTTGTATGTGTATGTGGGCATAGAAATAAAAAAGGCGTCTGCAACAGGTGTTACCCTGTCACAGACGCCATGTGTCTAACGTTTCATGCCGTTGATATATTAAGTTGATCATGCGGGCCGGGCTTGATACCGGCTGGTAGCAGTTTCATCGGTGGCTTGGCCCGCTGTCGCTACCTCTAACATCTTTTTCTCGTGTCCATCCACGATGCCGCATGATTCACTACGGAAAGTATAGCACGACTTTTTTATTTTGTCTAGTACCTGAATTTATTTGTTAGCTTGCACTAAATCAGCGTTCCACCCTTTCTACTGGACACACTGACCATTCAATGTCTCCATCTCCGACCGTTAAATACACCATGTAGCGACCACGCTGCAAGCTGGCGATACGCAGCACAAAACGAATCATGCGCGTGGGAATGCGCTTCATAATGTCTTTGATTGTCATGGTGTCATCTGCCGCGCCATTAACTATTTGCATTAACCCTCCGGTTCTCTCCACGGTTGCGGCGGCGTAATGGCTTCGGTGTAATATAAAAACTTCAACGCTTGTTGTAGTGGCTTCGGTGGTGCATAGCCACTTTCCGGCGACCACAATTGGCACATGGTGTCAGGCAGGCGTAGGCGGCCCAGGTCACTTTGCGCCACCAGTACTTTAATTTGCCCAGACGTTAAGATAAGGTACGGGTTATCCAGTTGCATCATTTGCCTCGCCTTACGGTTATGCCCAACTGCTTGAACTGGTCAATCTGCGATGGTGTAAGTGCATTGTTGCGGTCAATCAGCGTTTTAATATCGGACAACTTGACGCCATCCCTGATCTGCACTTCGATATACTCCAGATAGTCGAACACCTGTTTCGCAGCCTTTTGAGCGCCCATAGTTCCTTTGAGTTTAGCATACTCATGAAGGTAACGCGTGCTGACGCCCATCGATTCCAATTTTACTTCGTCAATAGGTGACGATACAACAAAGCCTGAACGGAAACCGTAAAGCGAATCACCGGCCGTGTAGCCGGCCCGTTGACGCACTTCGTCTTTCAGCACAAAAGTTAGGTCGCCAAACGTTCTGCCGACATCCTGCTCTTGTCCACGGTAGGATTTAACGTAGCCATAAACCGGACGCAATGACGGATCTAGATTGCGGGGTAGACCTAGCCCAAGGTACTCGCCCAACGAACGTTCATCTGTATCAAGGATGCCACCTGACGAACCGGTTTCAAACTGCGTCTTAAATCGCCTAGATTCAAGTAATTGGTCGGCAAGCCCTGACGGAAACTGCATTTGGATCGGCTTGCCGTCCATAAGCTCCTTGAGCGCATCCTTGACACGCTGCTCATAGACTTCGGGCGTTACGCCTTCGCCTTTAGAGTAGGCGGCGATCTGGTCTTTGGTGTAGCGCACAGATGCGTCAATCGTGTTCTGTGCCGGGCTGTACGCCGTAGTCACAAACTGCGGGGCCGTTGTTTCTGTTGTCGGTGCGTTGCTTCCTCCACCCCTGCGCCCTATCCACTGGTCTAGTTCCCAATACGGCACTTCACGACGAATGAGACGACAACGGTCATTCGTTTTGCATTCTGTGCTACCATCACCGGGAATTGGTAATTCACCGATAAGGCGCCACCCCATGTCATACAGCCGCATGCATGTCGGGCAATGTTCAGCTATACCCAACATGCGACGTTCGACAATGCGCATGTCGGGTGAACTTGGCACGGCCCGATCACGCTCTGCTTCCCAAAAATTTGTGCGGGCGTGGCCAGCATACATGTTTGCCCGATTTAACGACTGAGCCAGCGTTGAATTGCCGTCGCGAATATCGTTGGCGAAGTTTATCAGGCGGCTATAGTCGTCACGCAACTTGCGCCCGATGGCGCCATAGTCGCGGGGCGTCAAGTTGTCCCAGCCGCCAGCGGCCAACGCACGGTTCTGCAAATGCAGGCGCCGGATCTCGGTGCGCATCCGATCTACAAAAATGCCAGGGCTAATTTGCTTCTCATGTAATGCAGTGGCCAAAGATGCCAGGCGACTGGACGTGCTGTCAATGTTGGCATCCAGCAGCCGCAATACATCCTGCCGCCCCACAAAGCGCCCTGTGTCAGTTGCGCGGTATCGGTTTGATTGTCGGTCAAAAGTAAATCCCGGCAGCACGTCAGCCATTGGTGGGCGTCCTTGCGTCTAGCATTCGCTTATATCGTCCGGGCACCGCGTCGTCGCTGTACCAGGCGACACGGGCATCCTGTATGGCGGCTGCGTCTATATTTGCATCAAGGTCAATAGCGGTGGGCATCCATGTATCGGGATTTGCGCCCTGTGGCATGGTAGACAGCACCCATTTTACAGACGCCTGCGCATCAGCCAAATCAAAACCCAATTCCAGCAATGCAGCAATTTGCTGTTCCGCCCATTGGGTCATACGCTACCCCGCAATAAAATCCGCTGCGCCGCCTCAACCATTGCGGCATCTTCTGCCGCCTGCCTAGCATCTTGCGCCGGTTCGGACGATGGATTTGGCGGCGTTTGTTGGTCTTGTTTCATCCGCTTCGTCACATCATCCTCTGTGAGCAGTGGCAGCCGCATCTTAGACCGCAAATCATTCTCAATTTCCACGGACGGAAACAGTTCCATGCCGGCGGCGCTTGCCTCTTTGACGAATGTCATCAACACATCAAGGTCAATTTCGCCAACGCCGCCGAATACGAGCCGTGGCGGCGCTGTAACCTGCATACCGTTCACACGTAGCAGGCGGGGAATGGCGTAGGTATTGATCACATCGGCAATGCTATCAAGCCAGGCTTTTAGCGCTGTTTTGAACATGCTGGATTTGGTGGCTGATAGCGCATAGCTGCCAACTTTTTCATGCCCCAGCAAAATGAAGTCAGCCAGGACTGCCATCGCGATTTCACTGTTCTTGCGGCTGATAATACCGCCGATGTCGAACTGTCGTGATCCGGCTGTGCTCAGTAGTTCTAACTTGAATCGCTCGCGTCCATTCTCGTCGTAGGCGAGTGGCCACACAATCCCCTCCTGCTCGTCGCGCCGGATGCTGGTCACAATATCCTTGATGGCTGAATACAACTGCTGATTCTCTGGACTGGCCGCGGATGACAGCAATTCAGGCGGCACATGGGCCACAGGTAAGCCGGCAAGGTCACGCTCCACGCCGATGCCTTCGATGTTCTCCAGGTGTTTTTTGAAATACCATGAGCGGTAACAACCGCGCAGGATACTGCGGCCCTCTGGGTTACCCAAGTGCGTGGTCGTGCGAAATAGAAGCGCCTTTTCAATCGGAATAAGAACGGGCGTTCCCTGTTCCAGCGTCTGCCACATGCCCCGAATCCCACCACCTTTGTCAAACTCCCACATGTAGCGAGTGTGTTGGCTGCGGATCGCCCACTTGCGCCACCCGATGCGCCCGTCACTGTACTTGCTGCGCTTGGTTGGATCGTCAACATCGCCGCCACGTTTCTTGTAGACTGTCTCAAGATAGCTGTAACCATACGGCAGCATGGTGAGGATTTCTGTCATGGTGTCTTCCCACGACAGCGACATGTCATCAAAACAGGATTCGACAAACTCAGCGGTTTCGATGTCGTTATCTGTTGGCTCAATCTCCCAGTCAGCTTGACGCAGCAGCATTTCAACAGCGAACAGAATAGCAACCACTACGCTATCCTGTTCGGCCATCTCTCGCACGACCTTTAGCCATCGGTCGCCGCGTAGCTCGCGCAAAAATTCCTCGTATACCTGACCGCCCGACTTCTGTAGTCCAGTCTCGCCAAGTTCCATCAAATCAACACGAGCCATGTCTATATTCTCCACTTGCTAGTTTGTGCAAAGCCGCTTAAATCCATGCCGGATGGCAACGGCTTATGTCCCTGCCACCGAATCATTGCTTGCGTGAACGCATCCACATCGTCATCATGCGACCCGTTTGGAAATGCAGCGCAATTCGTAATAAACTCATTGACCCACGGATACAGCGCTGGATGCGGCAGGTAGACGTTGCCCGACTCGACCGATGGTGATGCGGCGTGAGCGCGTGACTCCTTGCCTCCCTCTGGATTAACGGCAATTAGCCCGTCGACCTTCCCCTGCAACGACTGGATGACTGCCGGGCCGTTGGCTTTATCCTCTATTAGTTTCGTGTAAGCCCGTGGCCATTTGTCGGTAAATGCTGACACGGCCTTGATTGACGCATTGATGTCGGCGCGCTCCTTGTAATAGTCAAGCATGTATTTTGATGTACCCACTCGCCCCCACACCTGGCCGGCTACGTAGTCGCTGGAGTCGGTCGCCTTAAACGCCATGTCCCAACTCTGCAACATCTCCTCGAAGGTGGCAGGGAGATCGACCGCTTCCATTTCAAGCATATAGGCGTCCAGAATCGTGCCGTCTGGCCTTTTTTCTTCCGGCACTCTAACGGCAACCGGTGGCAGATTAACGCCTCTTGGCTTCCAATATCGCCACCAATGCCGCTTGAGAATGCCGCCACTGTCAGGCGATGGACGCTGCTGGTAGAGTGCATTCCATTCGTAGCTACCTAGTGTAATCCTGGTGGCATCCAGTTCGTCACGGCTATAACGTGACGGCCATAGCGCCTCACCTGGTTGCCGGATGTCGTATGGCGCTACCGGGTCCTCGGCAATGGCCGGCAGTCGAAGCACCGTCCATTGATCAGCTTTGGGCGAGGACTCGGCCAGATTGAGTAATCGTGCTTCCAACCCATCTTCGTGCCATGTCGTCACCGTAATCAGGATGCCGCCGCCTGGGGCCAGGCGTGTGCGAAAAGTGGACACGTACCAATCCCATAGGCCCTGGCGAATCGTAGCGCTTGATGCATCCTGACGGTTTTTTACTGGATCATCAATGATCCCGTAAAGCATCCCCATACCAGTGATAGCACCACCGACGCCGGCCCCGCGATAGTAGCCGCTATACTCAACTACCTCGAATTCGTCACTATTGCGCAGCCACGAACCGCCGGCCACAGTTCTGATATTTTTACCGGAAAGCCGCGTTTCTGGAAAAACACGTTGATAGGCTGAGTCGTCAATGATGCGCTGCACATCTCGATTCATCCGTCGGGCCAGGTCAGCGCCATAGCTCGCCGTGATAATCGGTGCATCTGGATTGCGCCCCAGGATGTACGCCGGTAAGCGGCGGCTAACTAGCTCCGATTTCCCCGACCGTGGCGGGGCGAATATCATCAGCCTTGGAATTTCCAGCCGAACAAATTTGTCAAGGTACTCACACATCAGCCGGTGATGCCAGTTCATTTTATATTCCGGCATCGTGTAAGTCGTGAACTCTGCTAGGCTCTGCCGCGCCAGTGCCACATTGATTTCACTTAACGTCGGTAGCTGCATCGGTCGCCTTCGCCACCATCGTGCGCAACTGCAAAAGCTCGTCCACGGTTAATTTCGACAGGTCAGGCTTGACGGTGGATTCGGTCTGTACTGGGCCGCCATCCTTGCCGGTCATCTCTTGCCGTTCAACATACCCACGATGTTTAGCCTTCGTTTTCAAAAAGAAAATCATCGCCGTGGTATCGCCTTTTTTGATGTTCTTCAGCAGCGCCGATTCCACAAAATCAATGGTGATTTCATTCGCTTCCTGGTAAGCATCCTTGACCGTCTTGTATTTCTTGATGTAATTGTCCACCGTCTGCCGTGAGCAACCAAGCGCCTGCGCAGCGCCCACAAGGATGCCTTGCGCCTTGATGATTGCTTGCGCCACTTGCTCGGCGGTGTACTGTTCGCGTGCGGCCATTAGTCGATTAGCTCCGGCTGGATACCTGTGTGCCGGTGGAAGCGGTCAAGAATTACCGCGACATAACCGGCGTCCAACTCTGTGCCGTAGCAGCGGCGCTTTTTGTTCTGTGCGGCTATCAAGGTAGAACCACTGCCTAGAAAGAAGTCCACAACTAGATCGGCGTCATGGTTGCCCATTGCTCGTTCTGCCAACTCTATCGGCTTTTGGGTCGGGTGGAATTCGTTTTGCCCATCGCGCTTGATTTCCCATATCGTGCATTCGTTGGTTGGGCCACACCACCGAAGCGTTGATTTCTTAGGCTTAAAGTATAGGCATGGCTCGTGGCGTTGCTTGTACTGCGCATTCATGGCGGCATAGGTAGCGTTGATTTTATGCCAGATGAGTAGGGCGTGAATCTCGCACTTGTTATCTAGCACAGCGTCATAGACTGGTTTGCCGGCTCTGTCGGCAAACCACATATAGCATGGGCCATCAACGTGAGGCAATACGACGGGAAGGAATCGACTGTACAGCATCGGGTCGGCATCGCCGGCCAATCTTTCGCGATTATTCGTTTCCACTGTCCCATCCTTGTGGAACTGAATACCGCCGCTATAGTCCACACCATAAGGCGGGTCAGTGAACATCATGTCTGCCTTCTCCCCGCCCATCACCCGTGCCACCGTCGCCGCATCGGTGCAATCCCCGCAAATGATTTTATGCTCCCCAAGCGCCCACATCTGGCCCAACTCAGTGCCCCATTGCAGCTTGAGTTCATCCGCCTTGCTAACTTGCGGCTCGGTGTCGGTGCCTGCGGTTGTCGGTTCGTCGTCAAAATCAATGTTCAGTTCTTCAGCGGAAAAGCCCCAGTTGATTAGGTCGTCGTTAATATCCCAATCCAAAAGCGCACCCATGTCAAACTCACCGGCAGCACCCTTATGCAAATACACCGTCAACTGCTGCCGTTCCCGTTCGGTCAACTCCCGGCTTGCTACCCGCACGTCAACCTCGTAATCCATGCCGTACTGACCTGCAAGCACAGATAATCTTTGATGGCCGTTCAGCACGCCATTATCGGGATCAATCGCCAATGTCTCAACCTGCCCGAACGTTTCCACGCTATCGACAAGTCTCTCTGCCTGTGCGTTTTTGATGGTGCGCGGGTTCTTCTCCCACGGGATGAGGTCGCTCAATTTCCGCCGTTCGTTGGTCCAGGTGATTGGTTGCGTCTTCTTCTTTGCCATTATTTCAACCTATCCATTGCAGGCGCTGTTATGTGAACAAATACCCACGTTCGCAAGCGTATAGGCAAGCGACGTTCCAGCCAGGCGCCTATGTCGAAAATGATTCCCGCCACGTTACATCCCCATCCACCATGCAAATATCAGCAGCACGAACACCACCAGCGCGGCAACGGCGCCAGCGTTCGACTGCTCGTCGGTTTCGTCTTCAACGTCTTCGATGATGATACGCTGTTTTGCCACTTACTTTGTATCTCCCCACACCATGTCGTGTATCTCCTGCAACGTCGCCACGTTCGCGTCATGCCTTTCCTGAAACGTCGGCGGCAACGCATCGCAGTCTGCTGGCAACTCCAGCGTTTTGCGTGCCAGGTCGTTGGCGACAGCCACGGTGCCACGCGTGACGTATGTGTTGAAATAGGCGTATGCCTGTTCCAGCATGGTAATAGTCACAGCATAATGCCTGTCTGCCGCGCTGCGATCATTCGGTCTGCTACCACGCAGTAGGTTGACGGTTGCCAACAGCGCCACATCAATAGTTGTATGATTCAGCATCACTTCCCCCTCCTCACTACATCGTACCACCACGCCACCGCAACCAACGCCAGCAGCAACAGCGCCGCCACGACGCGCAGGTCGTCAGCGGTGACGCCAGCGGTGGTCATGTGCGCTTGCTCGGCTGCACGTCAACACGGTAATCGTCAGATGCCGCCTTGCCTGTGCCGGTGCTGTAGAATCCGCACCACCATGTGCCGGAGGTGTCCACGTCAAAGGTTAGCGTATAATCACCAGTATCCACCTTCGTGACCGCACTATCGACGCCATAGGTGTAGGTCGTGACAGTGCCGGCAGGCGAACGCGGCGGCCACGTTGCTTGATTTGAGCAGCGCCGTGATGAAGATCTCTTTCCAGTTTTCAGCCGGTTTCTGGCGTTCCGCTTTGGCCATTAGAACGCCTCGTAGACAA